AATGCTACCACCCAGGAAGGACCCGAAAGAGCCGAAAGAGCCGAAGTGCCCGTGATGGAAGGTGATATAATGACCCACCCCTCCATGCAGCAAAGGAAAATGGAAACGACTAATTTCGGAGTGATTGCTCCCCAGAACCGTTCCAACGGAGGTGACGCCCTCGCTGAACGCGCCCGTATGAATGATAATGATTTTGGTCGTATGAATAACCTCTCACCAGTTGAGAAGCAGTTGGTTGGCCCTGGTTTAGGTTTAGGCCCCGATGTCCCCGCATTTGGTGGACATCAGCAGCTTTTCAGGGTCAACCCTGAAAACGTCGGTGCCTATCGTCTCACGACGCTACCGGGTAGGAGCGGCCCCGCGAAGGATATCAACGGTGGTCGGCGGGGTATAGCTGGTGAGCTCGCGCATAACCGTCCAGAAAAGACAGCTTTCCTCCCCGCCCGCCGCCCGGAGACAGCAGGTCGGGCACAAGGTATGTCGGGGTTGGTCCCTCGTGCAGAGCATGAACACACCAAGCGTCTCACGAACCGTTCGGAGACTGGGCAGCGTGATGATGGACTGGGATTTTCGGGTGCCAAACGCATCATCTCAGCGGGTACCATGCCCCAGGACCCCACACGTAACAAGAAAGATGGTAACATCGAACAGTTTGGTTACAACAATCTCCCAGCCCCCAATATTCATTCATTCGCGCACGGATACGTTAACGCACCGGCTTCTAAGATTGGTGAGAAGCGCACTTACGGTACATCCCATACGGTCGAGGAACTCATGGAGTACGGTTTCAGGCCCGACGACCGCCGCGGAAAGGCGAACCGACAGGGTAACGCTGGGCGTATGAACGTCCGCGCGGGGGCCCTTAACCAAGGTGGTATGCCGACAGCCGCGCGTGTGGACACGACTCGTATGGATGGTCATCTTGGCGCCGCCAATGGTGGGTGGACCCAGCAGTACACGAACGATTCTTTTCACCAACTGAACCCCTACAAGGGGACCGAAAACCCCCGTGCGAATGACTTCAGTCTTGACGTCGCGAAGAACCAGCTTCAGAACAACCCCATAGCACAACAACGATTTTAAATAATTTTAAATATTCTAGCGAGTAACAACACGCATTAAAATAGTATCCCTTTATTTTAATGAGCGTCTACACACTTGACCTCGATAGTAGTGAGAGAGACCCCGTATTGTATCCAAACCCAGGAGACTACGTCATAGAATTGAAAAACCCTATTTATGATGTGAAGAAGATTTCTATGATTTCAGCACGTATTCATAGCAGTCAATTATTGATTAATGAAAGGAATAATACTTTTTATATAAGTGGTACAAGTGTTACACTGGCTAATAATAATTATAACGGGAATACCTTAGCCGCAGAACTTGTTGATAAAAGTTCAAATATCACTTCAGCAGTGTATGATTCAAATATAAACAGCATCACATTCACCGGAGGTGACCCCTTCACGTTTGATTTTTACGATGGCATCAATGGGTACATATCAGGTGTTGATGGGTACACGACACCCCACGATATTTTAGGACTTCCTGCGAGTAATGTTGTGTCCGATGGAACCACACTGACCACGGGGAGTATCAATCTTCAAGGGCCTGATGCAATCATATTTAAACTGAGCAGTGGGTCTGAAGAGTTTAACAAGACTGTGTTCGCAGAAACACCTTTTTACACTGGACGTATACTGACATCCGGAGACGTCATAAATTATTCGGGGGTGGATGATGCTGTGGTACATACTTTTGATTCAGGTCCTCAAAAAAGTATTTCGAGTTTGAGGATACAATTCTTCTATAGTAGTAACAATCGCCTGATACCTTATGACTTCAGGCACGCTAACAATATCATAAAGTTAGCCGTTGAATGTTCAACTGATAAACTTGAAAATATACCGAGGGTAAAGAAAGATTTTTCACTTCCACCGCCTATGCGAATCCCTGATATGGAGGACCCGAATAGATGGAGTGCGTTCATTTATATATTTTTGATAGTCCTCACAGGTGTCATACTTGTGTTGTTCACTAAACCCCGTAAAGTTTAGCGAGTCACAGCGTACATGGGGGACGTGGGCTTCTGCACACGCTTGGAGAGACGAGACATAATCATGTAAACAATCACCGACAGCAGAGTCGTCACGACAGCGGTGAGGGCGTAGTTAGCACCACTGTTCTTCTGGACCTTCACAACCTGGTGAATCATCCACCGGACGAGGTCCATCCACGAGAGGGCGGCGGCGAAGGAGAAACCAGCGACGACAGCGTTAAGCGACTGAGCTTCGAGCTCAGCGCCAATTTGAGTAATCATTTGGGTAGACATTTATTATTATAAAACATTTTTATTCTGGCAATAGTTCTTCTGTAAACAAAATCTTTTTATACTTTTCTTTCTTGTACCCCCTAATAATGAGGGGTTCATCTACATCTGATTCAGAATCTGAAGTGTCTTCACCAACCTTGAATGATTTATATTCTGAATCAGTCCAACCCTCTGGACCCTCTGGACCCTCTGGACCCTCTGGACCCTCAGCCTCATGCAAGGTGTTCATTACTATCAATAGCATTTTTTACCATGCGTTCTGACGGATTGGTGGGTACCCAACTCTCCCACGCATCATAGGCTTCCGTGATGGCCTTCATCGCGACATTCGAACCCTGATATGGCTCGAATGCATCTTCATCCTCCTCATCAACTATTTCTATGTCGTCTATATCCGAACCATCACTATCGTAAATTTCAGGAAAGTAGGAACCAATTTTATCACCTATAGTGTGCATCGCACAATATTTCATACAATATTCCATATCCTTGGCGAGGATTGTTGAGCGCCCACAGGCTCGTGCGTAGTGTCCTGACAACATGACTGCATTTTCAAAAACTGGTGTGATAATATTAATCGCCGCCGAAGAGAAGTCGTGCGGTTCCATGTTCAATTCTTAAGATGTTATAACTAAGCGCGTAAACTCTAAGTTCCCTTTGCCCCGCGTAATCATTTAATGATAAATTCAAGTATTGGTCCTTCACTAGACCAAAGTTTATCTGCCCAGTAGGATACCACCTCTCTGGTTCTAATGCGAAACTATACGAATAAAATCTTCTAAAAAGTTGAGTTCTCGAATGATGAATACCACTCTGAACTGCTCTGAGATGAATAACATTCCCAGTCATTTCATTGAGAGTTATATTTTCATCTAAACGTATCTGCAAATTGTTTAGATGTTCATAATTTATATATTTTGTCCCATTTATTTGACTATCATGATCATAATCAAATGTAGATACAGTGGAACCAGTTCTTTGGATGATAAAATACAGTTCTTTCACCGGATGTTTAAACTCTAGTTTTTGTATATGTGAAGTCCCGGGTGGTATGTATGACGTGTCACTCTGCACTTGTGTAACTATAAAATCAGTCGATTGTTCCTGATATTTTATCCTTTCAGGTTCTTCGAGGGCTACGAGTTCAGTCTGTATCGTAAAACTTTTAATCAATCCGAGTTGTGTAGACTTGATTACATTTATAGACCATTCATACTCCTCACCATCATTTATATACGATTGATATATACATTTATCTATCGGACTTAATTGTACAACGATTTCACATTCTTGTTTTCCGATCGCGCATAATGGTATAGCCAGGGATGGATTATTATGAAAATAAAAAGGTACATCTATGATACACGTTCGTTCTTCTATGGCTGCACCTAAATAGCCTAGTATACCAAAACTCTGCACAGGTGTACCAGACAATTCGGATGGTGGTTTACCGATGAGTTTTTCGAGATTTACTTGTTTCGTCTGTGTGATGTAATGTTCTGAATATATCTGCATGTAATCGCGTGTGACTCGCTGCACAAGCTTACCCCCTATGTTAATATCGACGTGTTCTATCATAGCATGTCCGATAGATTCGGCGTATCCCTTCACAAAAAAAGGGTCACTAGGTTGGTCGATAGCTCCGAGTTTTACATGGAGTCTGACAGTTTTCATGAGGTCCCCCGTGTTTTGAGGGATGGTGCACCGGAGGGTACTTCCAAACTCAATCTCTCCCGTGACATCATGATCCACCGTGTACACTGCGAAGTTTGTATGCTTTTTAAAGTTTTTGATGAAATATGTATACTCTGGGTTGTCCGTGAAGAACACGTCCTGTGTTCCCCTCGTAGCGAGCTGTACACGCCCAGCCATTACTACTAGTACCCTCTAAAATTTTAAACCCGCTAATCCACTCTCTATTCTCAACACATTGTAATTAAGGGCATACACGTTTACAAATATATCATTCAATGTATCTACTTCATTAAGTTCCACTGAAAGTTTTTTATGGATGATCCGACTCATGTTCACTTGACCTGTTGGGTAATAGACTTCAGGTTTCAATGCGAAAGAATATGTATAAAATTCATAGGCTGGGGACGGACAACCCGTGTGGTACTGTAAAGATTGTTGATACGCGAGGTGTGTTCTACCGTGGTCAAAAACTTTACTACCGTTGAAATCGAGTGATATATTTTTTATAGATCTCGTATCAGATCTAATATTTATTTTTTCGGAAAGATAAAGTGTATTATCACTTTCTGCGACTATACCACCAAGTATATCTGGCCCCCCACCATCTTGTGGTGTCAAATTTCTTTCTTGTAATGTCGCCATAAATAATAATTCCTTCACTGGGTGTTGGAAATTTAGCATCACTGAGCGAGATGCATTGTTGGGTTCAAATGGTATCGTAGCAATCTGTAACTGTGTGATGACATATTCAACTGGTCTCGTACGTAAAAAACTCTTTTCATTATCAGTGATGAAGAAGTAATCCGTGACGAGAGAAGCACTATTAATAGAACCATCGTTCGTCGGTTGCACTGACCACGTCGGACTATCTTCAAATTCTTTTATGTATGAATAACTTATTTTGTAATCGGACGGTTTGAAAGTTATTCGAACTTCGACGAGCTGCTTCGTGATGGCACACATCGGTATAGCTAGACTTGGATTTCTGAAAAAATAAAAAGGTAAATTAACATAGAATGTATACGGGTCTGAAAATTGAATATGATTTCCATGTCCAGTCATAAAGTATAACGTTTGGGTAGTATCATCTTTGTTATTGTATAACTGGTCATACATATAAATATATTCACCCGTTAATCTTTCAATCACCTGTCCACCTATGATAAGGTCTGCATGTTCAATTATTCTAGAACCAGCGGTTGTATTGTAAACGTTTGATACAAGGGGGGTATCGGATGCTGGGAGGGGGTCGAGAGTCACTTTGAGCATCATGCTTCTCACGAGGTCACCCGTGTCGTTGGGTATCCTGCACGTCAGGGTCTCTCCAAAGCCAACTCGACCGTCGAAGGGTGATTCCACAGCCTCTGTGGCGAAGCGGGTGTGTCTCCTATAATTCATGATGAAATATGAAAACTGTGGTTCCCCAGTGAGCCATTGGTCCTGGATGCCAGTGACAGCGAGCCTCACGCGGCCAGCCATTCTTATTACATGTGAGTAAAATATTATGAAATAAAACGGGGCATTATTATAGATGGATTTAAAGTTGCGAAAATTTAATCCCGCGAATATTGCTGATGACAGGGTGTGTGTTTTTGTTGGAAAACGGAACACTGGAAAATCAACTCTCGTCACAGATATTCTGTATCACAAAAAACATTTGCCAGCTGGGATTGTCCTATCAGCGACAGAAGAAGGTAATCATTATTACCAACAGTACATCCCTGACCTGTTCATTTACGGTGATTATGACAAAGATGCTATAGAACGTGTGATGGACCGTCAGAGGAAATTGGTGGGTGCGGGAAAACCAAATTGTGGCGCCTTCCTTCTACTCGACGATTGTATGTATGATAACAAGTTCATGAGAGACACGTGCATCAGGCAGTGTTTCATGAACGGGAGACATTGGAAGATTTTCTTCATGCTCACCATGCAGTATTGTATGGACCTCCCACCAGCCCTTCGTGCCAATGTAGATTATGTGTTTATCCTCAGAGAGAATATCATTCAGAATAGAGAAAAATTGTACAAATCTTTCTTCGGTATCTTCCCATCCTTCGATATGTTCAATAAAGTCATGGATGCCTGCACAGAGAATTATGAATGTATTGTGTTGGATAATACTTCAAAAAGTAATAAAATTGAAGACTGTGTTTTCTGGTACAAGGCAACCATCAGGAAAAACTTCAAAGTGGGTGCACCAGAATATTGGCAGGCGCATAAGAAAATGTTCAACCCCAAGGGGAACACTTCCCTGAGTTCTAAAAACGCAAGAGGAAAATCAACCCAAGTAAAGATTACAAAACAAAAATAATAAATATGTCTCATCTTCAAACAATTCATAAAGGTTCTTCGATAGCCCGGGATGTCTGTATACAGTCTGAAAAAACACTGCATGATGTCATGAATCATTTTAAAACGTTTTGTCATGACCTCGTGGTAGAAGTGAATGGAACGTTCCATTGGGAAAAACGTATTTTATTCTCGCAAAGTGGTACCTTCATAAGTCCTGATGGGGGGGTATTCTACGTGACACTCGACGATACGAAATACTGTTTCCTCATCATTGAAGATAAATATCAGGGTACGAATGATAAAAGATTTTCGGAGAATCTTCCTAAACAATCGACAGGTAATGCTATCGAGAGGGTGTTTAAAAATGTAAATGCTTCGTGGCACCTCTTCAAGAATCTCACCGTTTCACCTTATCTCGTGTTTGTGGCTGGGTGTGATTTTCATAGTAGTGAATCAATCATCCATAGGATAGGTCCCATATCAAACTTTGGGAGGGAAACAATCACGTGGGAGATGAAACCCAATGAACCCCCCTTCAACCCCGAGGATATGGTGAAGCGCATCGATATCACGAGAGGTGCACACGAACCCTGTCACGCAACATTCTGTGTCAAGACTCATAAATATGATGCGTTTCCACACAAGAGTTCCATCTGGACCCCTGATGAAAGATTGTACATTAT